TGGTCCCGTCTTCAACAACGGTTAGTAACGTATTATTATATCTATTAATGCTGTATGGCATGCAAGCAACCCCTTAACTCGTTGTATTTAGCTGTATTATAATCATGTTATTGTTGGGCCGCTGATAGTCGAAACATATGTCCATACGCCCGTAATAATGTTAATTTCAAATAATTTTGTAGTTCTTTCAACTGTTACTGTTGAATTTCCTAGATTTAATGTCACTGCAATATCTTCTAAAACTGGCTGATTTTCTGAACCAGCTGCTTTGTTAACTGCTACATAAGTCTTAACAATAGCTCCGCTAGTACTAGGATATGTACTTGATGTTAACGGAGTTGATGCGTATGTAGCTATTTGTCGTGTACAATGTATTCTAGCCTGTGTTCCTAAAATATAATTAGCAACTGGAGCAATTTCTTGCAAATAGTTTGATATTTGTAAATCATTTAACCCTGTTGTATCCATACTAAGTGCAAGAGCTTTTGCATTTACAGTGTTATCAACGTAGGTTTTATTGGCTGCATCTGTACCTGTTGTTGGGGTAGCAAGACCTGTAATTTTAGGACTACCGTAAAGTGCAACATTCCCTAATCCGTTTGGTTCTAATTCAATGTCACCGTCAGTGTTAATTGACTGTATTCTATTAGAATTTAGATATAAGTTATCAACTATTATTTCTGTTTGGGGGCCAAACGCTGTAATTCCCGGAGCACTAGTGATTCCACTACCCAATGCACTACCTGAAATAACAGTAACCCCATTAATTTGTAGTGTCTTACCTGAAGCAAGATTGATAGATTCAGAAATATTAAATCTATTATTAGACTGATTATACACAATTGTTTTATCAGTAGATCCTTTGATCGTTATGCCGCCGCCATCAGCTGTAAAATTTGTCGGGGAAGCAACATTTGCTATAACAATGTTTTTATCTTCAATAATTAAATTAGTACTTTCAATACTAGTAGTTACACCTTCAACTGTAAGGTTACCTGTAATTCTTGCATCGCCATTTACATCAAATGTGTATGTAGGATTATCGTTAAAAATACCAACACGTTCAGTAGTTGCTCTTACCGTGATTGCATCTCGTGTCCCGCCGGCATTTTTAATTTTAATTTGATAATTTTGTCCAGCATTATTGCTAGTTATTGCCAGTGCAGTTGTAGTTGCGGTTACTTCGTAGTTTTGATTAGCGCCAAGAATTAACGGCGTTGAATTTTGAATTCTAATCTGTCCAGTAGTAGTAGCATTAGCAGTTGTACTCATAAAACTATTAGAAGTATATAGATTTCCTAGAGTATCAACTAGTGCATCAGCTTTACTAGAAGTTACATTAAATTTCATTCCTGCAAGTGTACCTGCATTAAATCCAGGTTTAATTGTTCCTGAGAAATCAGTAATTGTAACCTTAGGTGTAAATTCAATAGTGTTCCTACTGAATATTCCTAACAATATGCCATTAACCCAAAGTTTTAATACAGTTTTTTCTGAGTTATTAGAATCAATAATTGTGTCAACAGTAAATCCAGAAACATCTTGACTTGCTTTATATATTGGGCCGGCAAGTTGTCTATCAGTTCCGTCATAAAAATACAATTGATTTTCTAAACTGTCAATCCATAAATCTCCTTGCACTAAGTTAGACGGCACTGCACCTGATACTATAGGGCCGCTGCCTTGTCTAAACCCTGCGCCGTCGTAGACCTTTAATCTATTCTGACTAGTGTCATACCATATTTGACCAGCAATAGGATTATTTGGGGAACTAGTGGCTGCAAAATTTTCAAGAAGTTTTACAAAGTTTTCATTAATAAATTCGCCGAAGCCGGATACATTTTTACCTATAAGTGTAAGGTCGCTAGCTGTTTGATCAATTGTGCTGTCTACAATTTCAGTTAATAATGAACCGTCAGTTTTGTTTATTTTATATGCCATTATGCAATCCTACCAGTAAAAATAATATAATTAATTGTTAGATATGGGTTCATTACATTTAATGGTACCTCAGTTGACGTTGCTCCCAGTATGCCGCCACTATTAGGTAAAAATTTTGCGTTACCACTAATGCTTCCACCAGTTGTTGTATGGTCCACTGCATCAATGTCAGGAATAATTTCAGAACTCGTGTTATCTCTAATAGCATAAAACTGCGTACCAGCAGATCCTTTCATATCGTGTTGGTGTTCTGGAAGATTACTAGTATTAATAGCACGTTCTTCAACCCCGTTGCCTTCACCGATTGTATCAGCCGTAACATCAGTTACTCGATTTGCAGTTAAACTAGAATTATCATCTACGTCTACAGTGGTTGGTCCCGAAGTTGCACCGGTTGGTAATAATGGAACTTCTATTCCATTATTCATGTTATCAGCGCCTAACGGAAATCTACCCCTTAAATCAGGTAATCCAAATGTAGCAAGACCTACTAGACTACCCACTGCTTTATAAGTATATCCAATAACGGCATATAACTCTGGATAATTACTAATTGATATTTCAGCGCCATCACATAACAAGTATCCATTTGGTACTGCAGTTCCTGCAAATGGAAATATTGCTGCTGTAGGGACCGTTGCCGCCTGAGCTAAAAATGTAGTTTTTGTTATTTTTCTTAGGCCAACACTAGGTCTATTAATAAGAATTTGATCAGTTGCTAAAGAATCCGTAGCTGTTGTTTTATTATTAATAAAATCTGCACTAAGTTCTGTAATAAAAGTAGCAACACCACTAGGTTGCTGACCTGTAAAACTAATAGCATTGGTACTAGCAACATCTCCAGTAATACTAAACACAGTAGGACTTGTTAATCTAGACGCGGTACCAGTAACAGATCCAGCAAAACTTCCGGTAAATGTTCCTACAAACTGTGTTGAATTATCAACATTGCCTACCATGTCAGCGTAAATTCTATTAAACGACTTTGTAGAGCTACCTAGATCGTATGCACCAGTTGTTTTAGGAATGATATTATTTGAGTCAACTGTACCAGTAACGTCAATACCCTGTCCTACAAACAAACTTTTAGTTACGCTCGCGCCGCCAGCGGTTTTAATACTGCCTGTTAGTAGGTTAGTTGCGTTTGTTGTTGATGTTACTATTAATCCGTCACTAACTACAATTTTTCCAGTCACATCTAATGCTTCTGTGGGATTAGTCTTATTAACACCTATATTAGTATTAGTAACAGTTATAACTTTTTCAACATCACCAGATTGTGTTTTTAATTTAACAAATAAACTTTTTCCAGCAGTGCTGTTATAAAGTACAGTATCTCCACTTTCTGTACTTAGTGATACATTTAAATCTGAACCAAATGTAAGTCCAGAGTTATTTCTAATACTAATACCATAATTAGTTGTACTTGCTTTATCACCTCTAAGGAAATTTGCAGCAGGAACTATTTCATTTGATACTGTTAATGCGTCTGATGATTCTGCTGTTCCCCATAGTTTGTTTAACATGTTACCATCAAGATCAAAATCTTTTTTGGATATGTTAATACCTTGGTTAACAACAGCAAATCCGTCAATTGTAACTTTAGGCGTAAATGCATCCTTGCTAATAATAACAACAATTTCTCCGCCTACAATAAATTTTATAATAACATGTGGTGAATTTAATGTATCAAATACACTTTCAACCACAGGTCCAGATTGTGTACCTTCACTAAATTGAGGTCCCACTAAGATCCAAGTTGATCCTGACCACAAGTATAGTTGTTGATTAGCAGTATCTACCCACAAATCCCCGATTGTTGCCGAAGTTGGCTGATTGGGCTTACGTTCAACGTTACCGGCTGCTACCCATTTAGTGCCATCGTATACTTTTAACTGAGGTTGTGAAGGATTTGCTGTAGAATTAGTGTCATACCATAGTTGTCCAATTACTGGATTTGTTGGTGCAGTAGCTTTTGCAAAATTTTCTAATAAGTGTAAAAAGTTTTCACCAAAAGTTTTTGCATAGCCTGTATAATTTTTACCAACAAACCCTAGACTTGTTTCTTGATTAATTTCTTGATCTGCTACAGTAATGCTACCATAGTTTGTTTTATCGGTACGGTCTATTTGATATGACATTATGCTACCTCACTTAGACCTGTTAGACTTTGAATACGCACAGTATAGTCAATTTGAATTAAACGATTTAATGATTTCTGCACAGGATGGAAGATAACATGCGTTAACAATCTACCAGTACCCGTTGTACTATATGCACGTAGTCCTAATTCATCAAATACATAAGCACTTTCGTTATTATTTGTATTATCAAAAGCTTCTTGAGCTGCAGGCTCGCCGTAGTCTAATAGACATGTAATAAAGACATCAGTATAGTTTGTACCAGTTACATGTCGTGTTTCTATTTTATTTCTTGTAGGATCTAAATTTACAACTGCGCGGTCATCAACCACTTTACTATAAGTTTCGTTGTATAAACTAGCGTTTGTTCCAGTGCTATTAGGGGTCAAGTAGGTAATAATACCAGTTGGGTCTATTGTGGTTCCACCGTTGCCAAATGACATTTCATAGATGAATCCTTGCCCAGCATTGGCAATGCTTTCTGCTAGAGAAATACTCATATTTTCATAATGGATAGCATTACGTTTATTAATGAATACTTCTCCGCTCTTTGGATCATGTATCTTTATATGACCTTCGATGTGGATTCCGGATAAATCTTTACCTTGCATAATTGCTCTCTTTAGTATATTTAATCATATTTATTCCACAGGATATTCTGGGAAATTAGTCTCAGTGTCTTTTAAGAACTTAGCTACAGCGCCATTAGACTGCTGTAACGTGCGTCCAGGATCTTCCCAAACTTGTCCAATTTTCTTAACAACAATTACTTCAAACTTATTCTCTGACGAATCTTCTAATAATATTAACGGTAGTTCTGTTAGTTGTAATGTAGATGTTCCATTAACTGCAAATTCAGCAGCAAATGTTATGTCACCCTCAGAACTGTCAGGATAATCTTTGTCATTGCTAGCTAACGTAGCATCAAGTTTACCTTGACGTATTGCTTCTTGTTGGAATAACTGGTAACTAGATTTTTTAAGTCTACGGCCCGCTACAAATACTTCTATATCGTTAATGTTTGGTACATACGGCAATTCTAAAGTTCCATTAGTATATAACTGAGGAGTATCTATTGGGTCGCCTTTCTTGACAATAGTTTGATCAGCATAAGGTATAGTTTCAGTAGGCCCAATATCTTGAACTAGTGTACCTGCAACATAGGTTGTTTTTACGCCAGTACCTAATGTACCTCTACGAAGTCTACTTAATGTGTTTCCAACTTTAGACATGTACTCAATTCTTTCTCCAAGTATTTCTACTACACCTGGTAAGTTTAGAGTAGGATTAGGCGGTGCTAGAGTTGATCCATCTTCGACTGTTATCTGAATGTCAAACTGTCCAAGATCTGCTGCTAATCTAGTACTCTTAGCTTTAGAAATTCTCTTGTAGTGTGTACGATTTAACATATCTTTAAACTGCATCCAACCATAACCTTGCGTTATGTGATCATCACTAAACAATACTACATCTAGTACGTCTGAATTTATTAACGGAACAGCCAATGTAATACTACGTAGATTTGAATTTAAATGATAATCAACGCTATGTGTTAGCATTTGATTATTTTTAATAACCCAAATATAGTCATCAAATTTTACAGACTTAAACAATTCTAATTGATTTCCAGCTAGGCTGTGATATCTGTAGTAGTCGGGAGTATCGATATCTAACGAGCTAGTAACGCCTACAAATTCATTAGTGCGAATGATATTTTCTACATTGTGATTGTAGAAAGTAACAACTTCAACTGTGCTGTTTGCAAGAGGAGCAGTTGCAAAAGTAATTTGAGCAACAGTACTATCATTATCAATAGTATATTCACTATCTCTGTAATTGACAATAGCTAACACGCTACCTTCATTGTAAACTGAAGGATCTAATGTTATTGACACAACTGACAAATCAAACACATATTGAGAACTATAAGATAGTAGTTCTCCATCAATGTAAACTTTACAGTCAACTGGGTTAATTACAAAAGGTTCGCTCTTAAACTTAGCAAGATTGTACGTTAAAGAATTATCTTTCATCGTGAAATATTCTGTCATAGACGGTATTAATATTTCTCCGTCTACTAACACAAGAATATTATTTTCATACGGCAATGCAAGTCCCACTGGGTTTACTATATCAAATACTGTAGTACTACCATCTACTGCTAGTTCTTCAGTCTTAATAACAGATGCAGAAGAATTAGCATCACTAGTGATCATATATGTTATTAATGCATCAACTGCCGGAACAGCAGTTAAATTAATTCCTACACAATTTGGTCTAGCATAGCTGTTGTCTGTTCTAAATAATTCATATGCTACTGTTGCTCCGTTAACAAGAACAATGCTACCAAACGCAGTAGAATCATCATTAGACCAAGGTGCATTTGTGATATATTCCAAAGTACTACCATCAGAAACAAAATAATTTGTATCTAATAAAAATTCTGAAGCAATACTAAATGTAATTACACTGACGATTTTCTTATTAGCAGGGGCTACAGAAAGTACAACTTTCTTCTGTGCCCAATTAATTATATAATCAACACCTTGTGTTAAAATTAGATTGTCTAATTTTACAAACACACTTGCTGATTGCAATGGAATCTGTGCTAGACTAAATTCAGTATTAGATCCATTGCCAATATAATTTTTAAACAATATCTTACTAGATCCAGACGTTGGTAGTTGGAACACTTTGATGGCCACTGTATCTACAATTTGACCAGGAACAACTTCTTCTGGGGCATTACTAGTCATTGCAGTTACAAATCCGTCGCCATCAATATTAATGTCGTCTGTGGCTAGGCCAGTAGCAGTAGTGTATGCTAGATTTCCGCCACTTAGTTGTGTATCGTATTCTTCTGGACGAGGAGTAATACTTCCGTCACTAGTATTCTTACGGAATATAATTCTATCTCCTTCATTTATGTCAAGATAAGTACCATCACTGTTGTTTGGCAAATAGAAAATATCTGTTGTGCCGCTGGCAGTGATAGTTTTCATCACTGCTCCGGCTGGCGCAACTTTTCTGCCATTAGGTTGTACAGTAGAACCATCATATAGATCAAAATACGGATCATCAATTCGTTGTTCATTTACATAAACATTTAAAATTGTTCCAGCAGTAGGAGTATAAGGTAGTTGGTGCTCGTAGTGTGCATCACTGTCTGATCCTACAACTTTAATGTAGTCGTCAAAGTCTGCATCAAATCCGTCCCAACTGTCAGTAAAGAAAGGAAGAGTATCCCATCCACCGCCAATGTTAAATCCTAATCCAGTTAGGCTTACTCCGCCGTAGTCAACACCTGTCATTAGTTGAGCATAGAAGTCGTCTGCGTCTTTGCCTAACATTCCAGTTGTTGGGTTATAATAGAATTTAATTCTATCAGTTGCAGATAGGTGGTTAAAATCTTTTGTATAAGTTATTCTAATTGTTTCGCCTACTGCAGGAGCAGTAGCTAAAGTTAACAATCCTGAATAACTTGTGTAACCTTTTGCAGTTGATTTTTTACTAGTTAATGTATAATCTTCTCTAAGAACATCAACCCCCGTAACTGTTGCATTATCGGGATCTAATCCTACTTGATATAACTTAACAGACGACGTACCAATCTTAGTTAATGGGCTGAATTTTAAAGCAAATTGTAGTCTTGAACCAGTTCCTACAAATGTTTCTGTTTCTGTAATTTCAGATACAAAATAAGTTTTGCTAGTTCTATCAAATTTAATACTAATCTTATTAGCACGTACAACTTCACTTTCAATAATAGCCACAGCTCTAGCTTGAACTCCGTCGACTGCAAGACCACCGTCAATTACAATTTCAGGAGCTTTTAAGAAACCAGTTCCAGAATTAACCAATTGTATTCTGTTAACTTTACCATTAGATATATAAGCCTTAGCAACTGCGCCAGTCCCAAACCCACCATTAATCCTAACTACTGGATTGTCGATATAGCCTGAGCCTCCGTCAACAATTTCAATAGTGGTAATTTTAAATCCAACATGATCGTACCAATGTTTCCACGGATACTGTTGTAAAACAGCGTACCCGCTTTCAATTGCTCCGGTAGAAGAAATTTTAACAGTTAACGGATCAACTGTAAAGTTTTCATTAATCAATGGAGGAAGATCAAAGTCAGTTACACTATTTGGATTAGGATCTACTTTTGAATAAGAGCTGATATACTCTCTAACTTGAGTTCTATAAGGTTTAACTTCATTAACATAGTCTTCAAAACTTTCAAGGTTGTCACTATTGTAGGTAACTTTTTGTTTTAAATCTCCAACATTGTGTGTAGCTTTAACAAAACTTGTTTTAAATGCCCAATCAACAAATGCTTGTTCTTGCAGAGCATACCTTACACTAGAAAAGAATAATTTTAAGTATTCAACTTTTAAATCGTCAACTAGTATTTTAGTTTTAATAGTATCAATAATAATTCTTAGCTCTTTAACAGCTAAATTATCATAATATGTACTGTCGTACAAATCACTACCATATCCTATAATAGAATTACTAAAATTGTATAGGCTGCTGGAAAACTTTATTGTTCCATTTTGTCTACCAATAACTTTATAATTTTCAGTATAATCAATTGTTGCTATATTAGCGTATTTTTCTAATAGTAACCAGCCGCCTGTACCTATATTGTTAACTTTAACAATTTGATTAATTTCAACATCGAGAGTGGCTAACTCATAGGTGTTTTCAACAACATGGTCAATTTTAGTAAACTGATTGTATCCGGCACTATACCAGTCTTGATAAGACCAGTATTTTGTAACATCGTACCCCTGACTTCTAGTTCTTTCCCATGTTACTGTTGCCGAATTCCATTCATATATACTCCACTTGTCAAAAGTAGTAGAGTCGCTGAGTACCAACGCTGAGAATGGTCTAATTTCAAATATTGTATTATCTAAGTAACCTTCACCTTTATTGATAATTTCTATACCTGTAACTTGTCCAGTGGCGTTAATAATTGTCTTAACATTAGCATTCTTTCCTTGCCCTGTTATATGTAAGTATGGTGCATTAATATATCCGTACCCAGAATCAATAATTGTAACTCCAAAAACTCTACCATCAATGATAATAGGTTCTAAGATTGCAGCTCTAAGATTAGCAGTACCTATAAATCTTAATTCAGCTTCTGTATCAACTGAAGAATCCCATAATCCTAATACAGGACTAGGTGAAGGATCTACTAGTAATAAATTGCTTGTATCATAGTCATCAGCAATTAACCGTGTAGCTAGTACAGAATTTACACGTTCGATATATTGTTTTAATGCTTCAGTTCTATTAACAAACATGCTCTGTCTAGGTCTAAACAAAATGCCATATTGTTGTTTAATAGGCAAACTAGGGTCAGGAACAACTCTATCAAACGCATCTTTACCCACTAAACTGTCAACCCATTTCTTTTCTATTTCTCTAGGAATAACAGTATTAAGATTTTCACTAATAATTTTCCACTGACTATGAGCATTTTGTTGTGTGTAATCAGCATCAACAATCCAGTATTGAATATTTAAATTTGAACTAGTACCTTCAATTAAACTAGTAGCATTGATTAAACTAAATGTGTTGGCGCCAGTTAACGCTATACAAGAATAATTTTGCCCGGTTGGGTCTGCAATTAAATTTGAAACATTAAATGCAGATAGTTTTCTGTCTAAAACATTAGGAGTAATTGTAGGATTTTTAACCCAATAGTAATAAGTGTTTATAAAAGTTTTCGATACATTATCGTATCGTTTTTTTACACTGTATACTGCACTACCATATTTTGATGTTCCGCTAATACCGGCAGCAGTTCCTTTATCAGTACCTGATAAGATGTCCCAGTCAGCAGGTAAGAATTTGCTTTCAACCCACTCGTAAATATCAATACTGGCAGTTTCATACAACCTATTCCAAGTAGTTGACCTATAAATTGTTTCCCCAATTTGATTGTCTAAGAACTTGGCGCGAGTTAAATCCCACCATAACATACCAACTTGCGATTTTGTCCAGTTCATACCAACGTCAACATTAACCGCGCTAGTTCCTACTGAATAAACAGCAGGGTCAAAATATGTTTTAAATCTAATTTCTTGATCTGCTGGTCCGGGGATTTTTCCCTGTATAGGATCAACAACATCAAGATAAGAAATTAACTTACTAGTAGTTGTGTTGTATAGATATGATTTTTTAATCTTACGAACATTTGGTTTTTTAACTTCTTGGTGTAGTACAGACCAAGATGTAGCATTAGCAAGTTTATAGTATGCATAAACTTTACCTTCTCTTTGTACAAATGTAGATGTTGATCCATCGTCGCGTTGGGAACTAACATAGATGTTATTATTACCTACTGCAATAGATGCACCATATCTATCAGTGTCATCATTTGTTACAGAAGTGTCAAGGCTTTCACCGTAGATATAATTTTCGTTGTATTTGTCAAAAATATCAACTCGGCCAGTGTCAACTTGTAAGTCAGCAATTCTAAGCGTATTATTATCAATAGTTAATTTACCTAGATCAAATGTAGTAACACGTTCAACATCACCATTACCTGAGAATACTACTAGAGTTTCATCGTCATTCATGAAGTCTACAAAAGCACCAAATCTTTCAAAAGTTTCTTTAGTATAACTGTATAGTAGTTGATTCTTAGTGTAGGTTGTACCTTTCTTAAAAATAATAACTCGGCCTGCATCACGTTTGTTAGAATCATATAATGAGGTACCTACTGCAATGTATCCACCAGTTGCGGATACTGCAATAGATTCACCAAACTGGTCTTCTCTTTCAATGTCTACGTTGTCGCTGGTTAATGTTTGTGTTAGTTCGTATCCAACACCGTTGTAAGTATAGATAAAGACTTTACCCGAATTTATACTTCTAGTTTCTGTAGACACTTTATCCCAATGTGTAGTATTAAAAGAAATAATAGGATCTGCACTAGCTGTTTGATTAAACTTATAGTAGTATCCGTTGTAATAAACTACATCATTTTCAAAATATTTTAAAGATGTTCTAAAAGGGCCTTTATAGTTTTCGTAGGTATCCTGGTCTGCACCTGGAGCAGAAATTATTAGTGTCTGTCCGTCACTGGACATGTCAATTGCTGCGCCAAACTTATCGCCAGGCTGAACAGATTCAATTGTCTGTCCTTCTAATGCTGCCAACGTTAGATCGTTATTGTTAACATCAAATAAACTTGATTCTTGAGGGAAATACCCTAGAATATTTGACTTTGTTACTGGGGACCAAAGACTTGATTGGTCAGGTGCAGGATTTTGAAAATCTGTATTACCAACACACTCATATAAATTGTAATCATAGAATACAATATCACCTTGCAGATAACTTCTAGAAGAATCAAATGCTCCCTGATAATTTCTATCATAATCCATTTGCCATCTAACAGAACTATCGTCGCCGGCGCCAGTACCGTATCTATACATGTAAACACGCCCTTGAACTACTGTAGAATCAACTGATTCTGTATCTGTGCCAGGACTAGTAACTGCTAATACATATTCACTACCAGTCTGAGCCATTACCATTTTAGAACCAAAACGTTCACCCTGTGTCGGATTAGGGCTTACAAAACTATGAACTAGGTCATATGACCCTGCCAAAGATCCTCTTCTATATAAATCAACATATCCAAGATTTTCGTAACTGTTTGTAAGGTAAGCAGCGTCTGCAAATTGTTTATTAACTGTAATTAAATCAGTTGCTAACCAATCTTGACTAAAAGAATTTATAGTACTCCAATCTGCTGCAGGAATGTTTCCTCTAGCTGTCCAATGAGAATTTAAAGAACGCTCAGTTGTAAAGTTTGTTCTAAGTTGTACAACATCTCCGGCATTGTATTCGTGGCCGCCATCGTAATCACCTCGCCAGGCTGACCGAACATTGCTTGCTCTAGGAGCAGCAATAGCCAACCATTCAGCATCAGGACTAAAACACATTTCAGTTCCGTATTCTAATTTAAGGTGTACATTCATTTCAATAGAACCAGAAGTTAGCTCAAATGTAGGGCCACCTGGTGTTTCAGATATTGTGAATGTAATGTTACTGGGCTTCGTCTTAACAAAATATGTTCTACCACTAATAATACTACCGACAGTTACTCCCGAAAACATTACAGGATCGTTTAATTCAAAACTATAAGTGTCGTCGGCTGTTATAATATTTGTACCACTAGCAGTAGATCTAGCAATAGTAGTTACTGACGATTCAAAGTCAGCAGTCATTATATCCTGTTCTAGCCAGTTGCCCAAGGAATTTTTAACAAAGATTGTTACTTTATTATTATCGGCCACAGCGGCAGTTTTTCCATTTTCTGACATTGCTACTTTTTTACCAAAATTTACATTTGGTAAAATCGGCGATGCCTTAGATAAACTTTTTTGACCATAGACTTTATTATTTTCATAAACAGTTTTTAATCCGTTACCGTTATTGTCTGCCCAGATAAGTTCGCCGGCTTTTATCTTTGGTGGTAATAAATCGTTAATATTGTTAGCATTATCAATTCTAGATCTAATAAACTTGTATGTTAAAATTTCAGAACTATCAGTAAACGGGGATGTCCAATCTTTAATAGTTGTCTTGATGATAATATTTTTGTTTACTATAGATGCTACTGTATAAAAACCTTGAATAGCAGTGGCATTTTCAATTCCAATAATGTCTCCAGCTGCTACATTCGGAGTTCTATCGCATTGAAGGGTTAGTGTGCCAGAAGCGTATTCGACATCGGCAATTCCAAAAGTATTTTTAGTAAATCTATAAACATTCCAATAATCATTAAAAGAATTTAATTTATTTTCAAATGCGCACCAAATATAATCACCTTCTTCAAACATGGAAATATCGTATGCTATTACATCTTCAAGAGAATCAACATTTAATTTAACATCTTCATATCTGACATACCCCGGCGTTCTTAAATATTGTTCTGTGCCTTCTACTGGCCAAGGTTCATTATTATACCCTACTGGTTTAACAACAATATCTGTAGGAACTTGTCTATAAACAAAGTCAACTATTGAAGGATTAATAGTTGAAGTTAATTCTATTGGTTGCGGATTTAATTTAAACAAACTTTCGTCTAATTTAAACTCTATTTCTTTGTAAGAATCAGTTGCACCGTATGCACCAACACGAACTGCCCACTCTTCGTTAAATGTTAAACTTTCTTGGCCATCTGCACTTAATACATCAAATAATTTATTAAAAACATTTTGTGTACCTTTTTCAGAAATCATTCCTTGATAGAATTTATACTGACTAAGATCGTCTTGAATAATATTTTCTAGATACTGACGTTTCTGGTAACCAATCAAATGTTGCGCCATTTTTTGTTGTTCAGAATCAAAATTATCGCTGTCAAGATCATAAAAATCTGTAAATTGCTCGGCACGATAATCCCAGTTAGGTAACAACTGTGCTTTTGGTTTTTCTTCTAATAACACCCAACTGGAATTATCAAACTCAGCTACTCCAGGCAAGAATGACTTTGCAGAATAATAAAATTCTTTATATTTTACAATATCACCTAGATTATAATCTGACCATTGAGTCCAGTCAGCTATTCTAGCAGTATCAAAAATAAATCCAGGCACGTTAAAACTACCATTCCAATTAGCTGATACATATCCTAGAATCTTAATTCGCTCTTGTCTATATCCAGGAGCTTGATCATAAATTATATCATTAAACTGTGTTACATTGTCAAGTATTAACACATGTTCCTTTTGAACTGTATGTAATACTGCTCCATACAATCCGTGATTTGTGTTTTGAGGAGAGAGTGAGAACTCGTTTTCTTCTCTGTAAGTGTTTGTAAATTCTGGATCTATTTTTTCACCGTCAACACGATAAACTTTATAGCCATAGAAACTATTTTGAATATTATCAACTACCGCCGTGTCAGATTTGACTAGCATGTATCTAGCCGAAGGACTTACTGCTAATGCCGACCCTACTGCCCAGTTTTGTGTGGACCAAAATAAGAATTCTTTTACTGAAGTTTCCCAGCTGTCAACTGCTTTTAAATTTTGATTATATTCATCAAATACAAATCCTTGTTCTTGTAAGTATGCCCCATAGCCTTGCAAGAAATCTACAACTTCTTGTATTTGTTTAAATTTTGTTCCGTAGCTAATTGTAATCTTAGTGTTTTTATCCCAAGACTTTCTAATAATTGCCTCTCGGCCTCCTGTAACAGGTAGTGCAGCCAATCGGGTGAAATAATCAGGATCAACCTCAGTAGTTGACTGATGGGTGATCTTTACTCTAAAATATTGATTGTTATATCTAATAAGTTTTCCGGCAGTATAATATTTGTCAGACTCCCAGTTAATAAAACTTTCAGAAATTCCGCCGACATTTATAACCCGTTCATTTTGCTGATAGGGATAATAAACAAAGTACGGTTGATCTTTAATGTACCCTCTAATTTCATAACCGTCGGCATATTTTGTAATAACAACGCCACTGTATGCTAACCGATTTGTAGGGGAACTAGTGTTTAAGAAAATATTATAATTCTCTTCCGGAATAAAAACTCCTCCAGAACTACTGGGATTTTTACTGTCAAGAATTAATTTAAATTTAGTTTTCGATGTAAACCCGCCAAGTTTTGCGGCAATTTTTGTAGTAAGAGATTGTAAATCATCAGCATACTGATCTAATAAAGCAGTAGTATCACTGGTCAAATAATCTACAAGATAATTCACTAATCCAGCAGTATATACTCTTGTAGAGCTTAACGCGGTTGAGGTAACAGCAAGGTCTTCAAGTCTAATTCTTCTACCTGTATCTTTGTAAATTAATTGATTGCTAAGATTTCTAACAATTCTACTTCTGTCAAATGTTGAACCTAATACTTTGTTAGGATGTAACAACAATGCTGTTTGCATTAATGCAAATGGATAATAACTACTACGTCTCCATGCAGTCTCTACAGGTGCTTGATCACCAAATACCCATGAGCCTTCTGCAGTTTCTTTTATAGGACCATTTGCATAACTTGCATATAATGGACTAATTAAATTGCCGTCTTCGTCAACAGGTTTGCCTGAAGAAAGAATAGGTTTAGCAAACTTTTCTAAAATTCGAATAGGAACGCCAGGTTGTCTAATAATACCCTGGCGAATGTCTTCCCACAATACATAGTTGTCACTAGTATAGGGCACTGTTCCGTAAACATCTTGCCACCATGTTGGTTCTATACTAAACCCTAAACATTCCCAAGGATGGGTATGTGGTCTATCTGTATCTAACATCCAGCGATATACACCGCGCCAGAATCCTGGAATATCAGTGCCATTAGGAGCAAAATTACCTCTATAATTAAATGTAAACGGATTTAATCTAGACCATAAATCAATATTTGGTTGTGTAAAATCTTGGTTAACATTTGCTGTCCATTGGAAAAAGAATTGTCCCAGGACATTATCAGTTTCAAATTTAGAGTACTCAGTTGTTCTACTATACCCAGGAATAAAATCATAGATATTAAAAATATCAGAGTTGTAAGAAATTTTAATATTATTAAAAATTCTCATTTCTAATTCTAGGATTAGATCATCTCTGTAGTCATCATAGGCTATTGTTATGCTACCATCGTGGCCCTGAATAACTGTAGTAGGTTCAAGGTAAGTGTCGTCAGTATATATTTTAGGTTCAAACAGAGGATATAAACCTAGTTTAGTCGGAGTTGGTGGGCAGAAGGTGCCGTCGGTACTTTCGTATTCGTAAACTTCAATTAAATCATCTTCAACTAGCTCAACTAAGATAGTAAAAAATACATCTGTTCCAAATGTATAATCACGGCCGTGCAATAATTGATTGCCGTTGAGGTAAACGCCAACTGCTTTATTTGATAATAAAGCAAGGTTAAACGCAGAAGTTAATGGGTATGTTTTAATTCTGCCGTCAACCACTGTGTATTCTAATCTCTTAGAACCAGAATATCCAAACATATCTGATAGATAATATGGACTTGTTTTAGGTTTATCTTTGGCAAGCTCAGTTAGAATAATATCTACAAACGGTCTTGGATCAGTGTCAATTCCTGCATTAGATGCATAGGTAATAAATGCTCGTTTGAATTTGCCGTAATCATCTCTAGCTTGTTCTAAACTCTTAAACATATTAGATGTTTGAGATCCAAGATGATATAAGCTAAAGTTTAGTGGAGCACTATGCTGGACAAATCGGGCACCGTACGGAGTTAAATTTCCAATGTCTCGCAAGTTTCCGTCGCCTGGATATGTTCCAGAAAAGGTTGTTATATTATCTACAATCGTATCTACGTGATCAATGACTTCACCTAGTGTAAACTGTGTAACATCATTGTTTAAAGGATTGTTTTGTAAACTAATAGGTGTTTCATAATATCCCTTATCATTCTTTAACTGTTTAGCATAACATTTTAAAGTAACTACATCGGCATTAGTTACATCTGTAGTTAACACTACAGTCTTATAAGTTGGGCCGTTGATAACTGTAAATGAGTCTTTGTTTTGTCTGCGACCATTAACATAGACCTTTATTTCTAAATCTGTTAATTGATCTTTAAAATCAAAAACATCTACTGGAAAATTATTTACAATAAGATTTTTAGATCCATCAAATAGCGTTCGATATTCTTCTTTAAATATTCTTACTACAGGTTGTATATTATCTATCTGAGATGTTTTCCATCCGTTCTCGTAAGTGTAATTTGTAAGAGTATTAACTAATTTTAAATATCCAACACTAGTTGTTTTTGACAATACATCAGCAACGTCTTTGTAGGTAAAGCTATCTTTAAGTAAGTCAAATTCAAATTGTATATCACCGACATTATTAATGTTTTGATAAGATAACGGAAAACCTAATACTGAATCATTGGTGCCAGTGCCTACTTTGTAAGAAAAAACTTTAGTTCCTCTAAAACTAGATCCGTCATAAATTGTAGTGTCACTATAACTATAACCGTTAGAGTCAAATATATCAAATAAAGGTTGCTGATTAGCAGTAGATTTAATAGGTCCAAGTTTCCATTTAGTACCGTTATACCAGTACATCATTCCCCTATTGCCGTACAAAGAGTTAGGAATAAGTTCTTCAACTTGTCCAAGATTTACTAATATTGTTTCGTTTTCTAATGGGGCAGAATCAGCTTCTTCAACTAGATTAATTTGGCGGCGTACCCCAGTAAACACTTCAAAACTGTGTGTTCCAATGCCTACATCAAAAATGTTTGCTTCAACGGATAATAATTTATTAGTGTATAATTGTATCTCAGTGTCGTTAACAACTCGAACATAATAAACTCTTCTATGAGTTAATCCGTTAATATTTAATTCGCCGTTGTTCAAATATATAACTTGATTACCTGTTGTTAAACCGTGTACAGTACTAGTAGTAATAACTTTTGTAGTTAAATTTATACCAGTAACTGCATTAAAATTAAACTGTCTATTAGGAACTGTTACTTCTATAAAATTAACTTTAAAAATTCGACCATTAACTAGTCTGTCAGGGTCTGCGGTAAACAGGATACGCATGTTGTTAACAACATCAACTCCGTCAATATTATAACCAAGACTACCTTCTATTGTAGAAAATACATCAGTGGTAAAATTATCTATTAGGTCAACATTTTTCTTTGCTTGATGACCAAAATTATAAAGTTTTAATCCAGCACTAAATTCGATAATAGGTCTGTTGGCTCTTGCAGTTTGATCAAACTCTGGAAACTGTCCAGCAGATTCCGCTGACGCAGTAATAACATCTTTATGAAACCATCTATTGTATCTTGACCACGGATTTCGATCCGGGCTAGATCTGTTGATTACAATATAATCTTTTTCTTTAGGAGTATTTGTAATAGTACTAAATGGATCTAGGTCAAACGGGTTATCATCAAATAGCAATGCAGTTTCTTCAGTGTATGTTCCACTAATTTCTAAATCAACTTCTGATACTAGTTTGATTGTAGTACCTACACCTTCAACATACCAATAGCCGCTACTGTAAATTTCTGGAGATACATTACCTGAGAAAAATAGTTTCATTCCATTAGATAACGCTGTTCCTGTAGACAATGTATAAGATTTTTTACCTAATATATCAGCACCTACATTAAGGAAAGTGTTTTCATCAATATCTTTAATCTGAAACGTTCCGCCTGTATTAGCATCTGCTTCATTTACATAATACAGTACATCAGGAGTGTCTATACCTACTACAAAAGTAAGTGTTCCTTGTTCAGTCCCGTTGCCAGTTACACCTTCGGTAAATCTGTCAAGTGTGCCTACAACTCGTTGTGTTTTAATAGCAAACGGATTGTGTAACGCATCTATTTCAAATTTATAAGTTTGACCTCTAAATAATGTAATTGTAGGATTTCTAGTTAGGCCGTCGGGAGTAAAAAGATAAGCATAGTTGTCACCGTTATCTTCTGCAACAACAGTAAATGTACTTTCAATTGCTAGTTGTTGTCCTGCAACTTCAATAGGTGTTGGGCCGTACGGTAACCAATAGTACTGCTGAAAGTTAACAAACTTATCCCAGTCAATATTTGGATTCCACGCATAAAATTCTTGTTTGTTCAATCGTTCGTGGTTGTCAACATTTCCGCCAAATACTTTTACATGGTTAATGTGGTCAATATAATCTTTAAAAAAATTAACATTACCTAAGTAGTCTTGAATTACTGCTGCAGGTTCTAATTGATAATTTTGTCGTGTAGTGTCTGCAGCCTGAATAAAAACATCAGACGCAGTAACTGACTTGGCATTTTGTCTGCCAATATATCCACTTACTTTTTTTACTGTACCAGGTTGAACTAACTGATCTAATGTAGCAGAAAAGAATTTCTTATTGCTGTCTGTTTTATAGAATCTAGGT